GAGGGTATCGCGGCGAAAAACGAGGATTTGATTTGGAACGGTGACGCTACGGCGAACCCAGGCACCGAATACGACGGCCTCATTACATTGATGGCGGCGGGCGGTGACACCGTTAACGTAGCTACTCCCGTGGCTATCGACGCTACTAACGTAGTGGCCCAAATTCAACGCCTAGTGGCGGCCTGTCCGATTGCGGTTAAGCGCGCAACTGAAAAGCCAATTATTTACATCGCTCAAAACGTTTGGGAAGCCTTTATGGTTGTGAACGCGGCGGCGGGAAATGGTTGGTATACTTACGGCGGTCCTGAAATGCCAAAAACTTACCTCGGTTATCAAATCGCGGTTTGTGGCGGTCTTCCGAACAACCACATGTTAATGGCTCAAAAGTCGAACTTGTGGTTCGGTACAAACGTCCTAGCTGACTGGAATAACATTCAATTGGTAGATATGGGCCAATTCGCCGAGGACAACGTTCGTTTCTCTGCTAAATTCTTCGCGGGTGCTCAGTACGGTATTGGTGGTGACATCGCAACCTACGGCGCAAACTTCTAATAATAACGGGGGCGTAAAAGCCCCCATTTTTTACATAACTAACTAAAAATCAATAATATGCCTTGTTTACTTTCTGCGGGATTCATGCTCGATTGTAACGAAGGGGTCGGCGGCGTTAAAAATATATACTTCGCGAATTGGGAATTTTTCGCGAGTGGAATAACATTAGACGCTAATGGAATTATCGACGCTTTGCCAGGTACGGCGGGAAGCGTTGACGTTTTTCAATACCAACCCAACCGCAACACGGGAGCGCTAACCGTGGTTCCAACCGCGAACCTCGAAAACGGAACTCTTTACTACGACCAAACGGTCGAGTTAACTTTGGGTAAGTTGGCCAACGATAAGAAAAAAGAGCTCGAGCAAATGAGCAAAGCGAAACTAATTGTTTTCGTGCAACTTTACGACGATCAAATCGTTTGTGTTGGGCGTACCGACGGCGCTTTCTTAACTACGGGTTCTTATCAGTCAGGAAAAGCGAAGGGCGATTTGAACGGATACCAAATTACGGTTAACGCTCAAGAGCCAGGACAACCCGACTTTTTGGAGGCTTATACTTCCGTTCCTTTTGATAATTTTACAGGAATAACAGTAGTTAATTCGTAGGTTATTGGGTTATACTTTTAAACGGGGCGGGTGTTATTGCCCGCCCTTTTTAATAAACAAATGAATTATTTAAACACAAATCAGTCGGGCCAAACGCTCTATTTAAGTCTAAACGAATCGCGGCAATATTTCGCCGTGGCGTTTACTCATTATTTACTGATTCTCATTCACGAGGAAAATTCAACTGTGGGTGAGGAGTTGGCTCAGGTTCCGACTATTGTTTTAGAGAATCAACGAATAACTCAATTAACCGTTTCAACTGTTGGTTTATTAATTTCGGGGCGCTATCGTTTCGAGGTTTACGGGCAAAATTCGGCCGTAAATTTAGACCCGAGTAACGCGGCCGTTGTGGGCTTATGTCGCATCGGTTGGCTCGATTTGAAAAACTCAACTATTTATTACGACGTCCCAACCATAACCATTAACGACGATATTATTTACAATGGAAACCCATAACGTCAAAAGATTAGCGCTAGCGGATTACACCGTTAAAAGCTCAGCCGAAAAAACCGATCGAGGAGGTTGGGTTAATTACGGCGTCGATAATCTTTTTCCTCAATACTTAAATGAGCTCGCGGCTACGGGCGCCGTTCACGGTTCTCTGTGCGTTTCTATTGGCGATATGTTCGCGGGCAAAGGTCTCGAGGCTGGGGTTTACAATAATCGTTTAGAAGCCCTCGGCGCTTATGACGTTTTTTATGGTTGCGCCCACGATTATAAAAAATTCGGAGGGTATTATATAGAAGTAATTTATTCAGTCGATAGGCAAAGCGTCGCCAAAATTAGACACCTACCTTTCGAAGAGTGTCGCATCGCGGTAACAGGCGAAGACGAGGAGGTTTGCGGTGTTTATCATTCAAACGACTGGGCGAATACTAGAAAGAAAAGAAACAAGCCCGAATTTCTCCCCGTTTATAACCCAACTAACAACGCCGAGGAACCGCGACAGGTTTATTATAAGTTTGCTTATTGCGGGGCTAATATTTACCCCCGACCCGACTATTATTCGGCAATTAATTCTATTGAATTAGCGCGTGAAATTTCGGTTTATCACGTGAATAATATTATGAACGGGCTCAGCCCGTCAATGATTGTAAGCCTATTTCAGGGCGCGCCCGACCCCGAGGCCCAGCGAGACATAAAAAGAGATTGGGAAAGGGAATTAACAGGCGCGAGAAACGCGGGAAAGTTTATTATGACTTTCAACGAGCGCGACACGCCGAAACCTGAAATAACTACTTTTCCGCTTTCGGATGCTGACAAACAATATGAGTTTTTGTCGAAAGAATCGACCTCGCTTATAATGGTAGCTCACCGCGTGGTGACTCCTTTGTTATTTGGTATTCGTGACGTGGGCGGCGGTTTCGGTTCTAATAAGGACGAAATGGCGGTCGGTTTGGAAATATTCACTAACCAAGTGGTAGAACCCGCTCAGCGTAAACTAGCGACGGGACTCGAGGAAATTTTGAGTTACGAAATGGAGGGGCTTACTATTACGGTAATTCCAAATTCGCCGTTAATGCTTACGCCGCCTGTAAAAGTGGATAGCACACCGCCCCCAGCCGCTCCCGTTATGGCTGAGGACGAAAAAAAAAAGTTTTGTAATTGCGAAGAGTTGGCCGAATCATTCGAGCCAACTAATGAGATGAAAACGGCGGCCGAATTGGGCCTAAAATGGCGGGGCGAATATAACAGAGGGGGAACCGAGGTCGGAGTCGCTAGGGCTCGCGATATTTCAAACGGCCGTAACTTATCAATTGACACTATTAAGCGAATGAACTCGTATTTTTCTCGCCACGCCGTCGACAAACAGGCGAGCGGGTGGAACCAAGGTGAGGAGGGTTTTCCTAGTGCGGGGCGTATCGCGTGGGAATTGTGGGGCGGTGACGCTGGGCGAGACTGGGCGGCGCGTATGGTTGACAGAATCGAGCGCGAAAATTTGAGCTCTGAAATAGCCGAGGAATTAATAGCGCTAGGAACCGACGCCCCCGAGGGTTATATTTTAATAGATTCTTATGAGGTCGACTACGAAAACGACGATTTAGAAAACGAGGAATTAGTAAAAATCGAAGCCCACGAACTAGCGAGCACAGGAAGCGCGAAACCAATGGCGCCGAGCGATCAAGACGAAACGAATTACGCGGGCGTCACATTTATGACGCGTTATAGATACAAAGGCCGCGCCTCGAGTAACCGCGAATTTTGTAAAAAGATGTTAGCGGCTGACAAATTATACAGAAAAGAGGATATTGAGGCAATGGAGGACCGTCCCGTTAATAGAGGATGGGGGCCCTACGGTTCCGATTATTACAATATTTGGTTTTATAAAGGCGGCGGCAATTGCCATCACTTTTGGCAAAAAGAAGTTTATATAAACGCGAAAGGAATTAACCCGCTGGCTAATGACGCCCAACAAATCGCGGTGAGAAAAGCCGAAAAAATGGGCTATACTGTGCGGAACGATATTCGAGTTAGTCTTTTGCCCGTGGATCAAGATTACAACGGGTTTTTACCCGACAATCCTGTCTACGTTAACGGAAAAAATTATAGAAGATAATGGCTGAAATACTTTTAATAAACGACGTGTATATTAAAAAGTACACGAATGTAAACGGGGCGGTTGATCCTAATTTACTTTACCCGTGCATCTATTTGGCTCAGGATAAATTTCTCGCGCCTTATTTGGGAACTAATTTATACGAAAAAATAAAAAATGACGTGGCAAATAATACCCTGTCGGGCGATTATTTAACGCTAGTCGACGATTACGCGCGGCGCGTGGTGTTATGGTGGTCAATGGTTGAGGCGGCCCCCGCTTTGACGTATAAAATTGATAACGCTACAATGGTACAAAGAACATCGGAGGACTCTCAACCCGTGCCCGACGTGGTTTTTAAAGATCAGTTAAACAGGTGGCAAATGAACGCCGAACATTACACCTCGTTAATGGTCGACTATTTGTGTGCTAACTCGAATTTGTTTCCTGAATACACTAACAACGTTTGGCCGCAACGTTGCCCCATTGGTATCAAAAAGGGGTCAAATACTTATTTATTTAGCTCGGGAAATACGGCCTCGAGCCGTACTTATGGCGATAGAAGAATTAGCCAAATACCATGAAAAAACTAAACGAAAAAAAACGCTCTCAACTTGAGGCGCTCAAGAAATACGAAAAACAGTTACTTTCAAAAACCAAAAAAACAAAATGAGTTTTTTTACTTACATTTCCGATATTATTAGCGACGTGAATAGCTGGGTGATGGGAATCATTATCGGAGTTCTCGGGAAAATTAGTTACGAAATTTATATGAAACGAGCTCTCACAGTTTTACAATGGATCGCCGTTATTGGCCTCTCCATTTTTTGCGGTTATCAGACGGCTATTTATTGCCAACTAAACGGGCACGAAACCGAATCTACTTGGGCCGTGCCAATGGCTACATTAATGGGTGAAAAAATATTCATTTATGTAATGAGTAACTACAAAAAGATTTTCACGGGAATACTCTCGTTTTTTATGCCTAAAAAGTAATGGACGAAAAGAATAAACGCCCGCCAATTTCTGAGCGCTTAAAAGGCTCAAAATTCAACGCCTTCATAAAAGACAAGGTGAAACCCGTCGCGGGCGATATTCTCGAAATAGCGGGCGATATTACAGGAATTCAGGCCCTCGAAATGGTTGGCGCGTGGATTAACGGCCAAAAGCATAAAAGCGAAGAACATACCCAGCTTTCACTAGAGTTTGAAAAGGCGCGTTTAAATTTTGAACTCGAAATGACGCGCCTAGACTTACAAACCGATTTAGATTTTTTCCGCTCAGAGGTTGAGGACAGGAAAAGCGCACGGGAGAGGGAGGGTTTATTTCTTCAAACCACAGGGAAAAGAGACTGGCTTTTTGGGGCCGTTGTAATAGTCGGTTTGGCGTTGACGGTTGGCGTAGTTTTGAGTCTAATTTTTATAGTGATTCCCGTCGAAAATCAAAGGTTAGCAGATATGACGTTCGGGAGTGTTTTATCGATAGGAACGTCGATTTTTGCTTATTACGTGGGAAGCTCTCGGGGCTCTCGGGTTAAGGATGAAACGATAAGAAGCCATTAT